TGGGGTAATGACCTCCAACTCGTAGCGGTTGACAGAGGATACGACCAGTCAGTAACTTTTACTGGTGTTCCTGATAGCACCGCAAATGGCGATACCCTTACATTTAGTGGTGGCAAAACCGCAAAAATTTACGGATATAATGCTGGAGCAGCTTTCCTAGTTGGAGACAAAGTTGAAGTTGGTGATCTAACTCCCGGCAATGCTGGCGTAATTGATACTATCACTAATGTTTCTGCTGGTACTACTCTTCTTGCTGAGGCTGGCGAAACATATACCGCCGTTGCTGTTAGTGGTGGAAGTGGATCCGATGCTACAGTTACAGTAGTTAGAGATGGTAGTGGCGATATTTCTAGCGTAACTTTGGTTAGCGGTGGTCTGGATTATGCTGGTACTGATACTGGTTTGGTTATCGATGGTGCTCTCATTGGTGGTGTTTCGACTACTGACGACGTAACATTTGATGTCGATGCTCTAGTCACACAAATTCCTGTAGCAACCGCAGAAGATTGGTACAGAAATGCAACTCTCTCCGTTGGTACATTTACTCTCAAACTAAACCAGATTGGACCTCGCCCCGGTACATCCCAGCAAGCAACCGATCTAGGAATTAGTGGAGACGAATTCCACATCGCTGTTGTCTCTAAGTCAACTGGTGCTGTTCTAGAAACATTCCAATATCTCTCTAAACTACAAGGTGGTAAGGGAGCATCAGGAGCAAACACATACTTCAGAACTCTAGTTAATGAGCAATCTGAAAATATTGTTCTTGCTGACGGAGCATTTGATATTGTAGCAGGTTCTGGTATTGACTGGACTGCCGCTGTAACAGATTCCGTTGAGGAAGTTTCTGCATCTCCTGGCGCACTTGCTCTACTAGGAACCGCATCATTCTCACTAACTGGTGGAGTAGATGATTATGATTATAGTAATACTGCTCTAGAAGTATTCAGAAGTTATGATGCTACTGACCTAGACTTCATCCTTATGGGTGGATCGGGTGATCAGGAATCTGATACTCTTTCTAAAGCAAATACAGCAATCAGTATTGCTCAGGAAAGAAAAGATTGTGTCGCCTTCGTTTCCCCACACAAAGGAAACCAACTCGATTCAAACGACCAACCACTTTCCGCTACTGCTGCTAGAGATAACACACTTGACTTCTTCTCTGGTTTAGCATCCACATCATACGCAGTATTTGATTCTGGTTATAAGTATCTTTATGACCGTTTCAATGACGTATATCGCTACATCCCCTGCAATGGTGATGTTGCTGGTCTATGCGTTGCAACCTCCGCTTCTCTAGCAGACTGGTATTCACCTGCTGGACTAAGTAGAGGTTCGCTTAGAAATGCTATTAAATTAGCATACAACCCATCACAGGCAGATAGAGACGACCTCTATTCTGAGAGAATTAATCCTATCATCTCTCTCCGTGGAAGCGGTATCACCCTCTTTGGTGATAAGACTGCACTTTCTTCACCATCGGCATTTGATAGAATTAATGTTCGTCGTCTGTTCCTTAATGTAGAAAAGCGAGTTGATGCTCTTGCTCAAGGAGTTCTCTTTGAGCAGAACGATGCCATTACAAGAAGTGGCTTTGCTAGTGCTGTAAATTCCTACCTCTCTGAAATTCAGGCTGATAGAGGAGTTACAGATTTCCTTGTTGTTTGCGACGAATCAAATAACACCCCAAGTGTTATTGATCGTAACGAGTTTGTTGCGGATATTTATCTGCAACCAATACGCTCAATTAACTTTATCACAGTCACACTTACCGCAACCAGAACTGGAGTTAGCTTCCAGGAAGTAACCGGTCAGTGATAGTAATTAAAACAACAAACTAGTAAGAGGTAAATAAAAAATGGCTACATCAATGAGCACCTTTATCGGTAAGATAGGTCAAGGTGTAAAACCAAATCAATTTAGCGTAGAAATTCCCTTCGCTGAGGTGGGCGTTGCTCCAGACACAGAACTAACAAATTTATTATGTAAGTCAGCAGCACTACCGGGTTCCAACTTAGGTGTGATTGAAGTTCCCTTTCGTGGAAGAACAATCAAAATTGCTGGAGATAGAACATTTGATACATGGTCTGCTACATTCTTTAATGATAAGACTATGAAAACCAGATCTCTATTTGAGGCATGGTTGAATACTATTAATAGTCACAATGAGAATGCGGCAGCAAACTCACAACTTGGTGGAACTGCTGGAAGTAGATACGATGTTGATATCAAAGTCACTCAGGAAGAAAGAAATGCTCCTGGTGGAGAACCAACTAAGTTGAGAACATACTTACTTAAGTATGCTTTCCCAACTTCAGTTTCTCAAATTGATCTTGCTTATGACAGCAATGACCAGATTGAAGAATTTACAGTTGAGTTCCAATATTCATATTGGCAAGTTCAAGAACCTGGTATTTCGGGTATTTCAATTAATACCTGATTTTTACTTCTATAAATAGGTCGTAGCACAGTTATAGACCTTATGTTATGAGTAAATTATTTGGATTTCTCATCAACAATCCGGCGGAGCTGAAGGGTCAATCTCCAGTTCCGCCGTCTTCTAATGAAGACATAACCACCGTAGCAGGTGGTTATTTTGGTACATATGTTGATGTGGAAGGTGGTAACGCCAGAAATGAATTTGAACTAATCAAACGTTATCGTGCTATGGCGTTACATCCAGAGATTGATTCTTCTGTGGATGAAATTGTAAATGAATTTTTAGTTACTGATGCTAATGATTCTCCCGTAGAAATTGAATTATCAAATCTACCAGTTGGGGCAACGTTAAAGAAAAAAATTAGAGATGAGTTTGAATATATTCTTAAACTTCTTAATTTTGATTTAAACGCACATAATATTGTTAGACAATGGTATATTGATGGACGTTTATATTATCACAAAGTTATAGATCTTTCCAATCCAAATAAGGGCATCACTGAACTAAGGCAGATTGATCCACTTAAGATTAAAAAAGTTAGGCAAAAGATTGGCAAAGACGAAGCGGAAAAACATACTATCAAAGGTAGTGCTCTAGAATATGACTGGGGTGAGTACATTGATTACTATGTTTACAACCCAAGAGGTTTTGGTGGCAATATGCCACAAGTATCTGGGGCATCAGACTATGGTATTAGTCAAGGTGTAAGGATTGCTTCTGATGCTATTACATACTGTGGTTCCGGACTGCAGGACATGACTAAGAAGATGACTCTTAGTTTCCTGCATAAGGCAATCAAAGTACATAACCAGTTGCGTATGATTGAAGATGCGATTGTCATCTATCGCTTATCACGCGCACCAGAAAGAAGAATTTTCTACATTGATGTTGGTAATCTACCTAAGGTAAAAGCAGAGCAATACCTTAGAGATGTGATGAACCGCTATCGTAATAAATTAGTTTATGATGCAAACACTGGTGAGATTAGAGATGACAAAAAGCATATGAGTATGCTTGAGGACTTCTGGCTTCCTCGTCGTGAGGGTGGTAGAGGAACTGAAATTTCTGTACTACCAGGCGGACAAAATCTTGGAGAACTCAAAGACCTTGAGTATTTCAAAAAGAAACTTTACAACTCACTCAACCTACCACCTTCACGTCTAACTGACGATAACAAAGGATTTAATCTTGGTAAGACAACTGAGGTGCTTAGAGATGAACTAAAGTTCACCAAGTTTATCGGTCGTCTCCGTAAGAGGTTTAGTGAAATCTTCAATGATATGTTGAAGACACAACTTATTCTCAAGCGTGTGATTACTCCCGATGATTGGGAGGATATGAAAGAGCATATTCAATATGACTTCCTCTTTGACAATCACTTTAACGAACTTAAAGAAGCAGAACTTAACTTACAAAGAATTCAAATTGCCACACAGTTTGATCCTTTTGTTGGTAAATATGTTTCTATTGAGTGGATTCGTAAGCACGTTCTCCAGCAAAGTGAGAAAGAATATAAGGAGATTGATAAGCAAATGAACGCTGAGATTAATCTTGGTCTTGCTATGTCACCTGCTGATATTAATACATTTGATATGATGGATAGACAGAATGATGCTTTTGCTCCTGAGTTAGAAGCACAAGCAGATGCTGACGATCATGAGAGGGAGCAAGAAATTGCTGCCGCAGACCATGAACGTGAGATGAAGAAAATGAAGGCTGCGCCTAAACCTCCAGCGTCTAAACCAAGTTCTTCGTCTAAATAAATAATATTGCTAACCAATTATAGTTATGTCTGATACTAATCAATCTCTAGAGAAGGCAGTGGATGCCATTTCAAATGGCGACCGTGCAACTGCTATTGACCTTCTCAATGATGTGATGCTTGCTAAATCGTCAGAAGTTATTGACACCTACAAACAAGTAGTTGCTCAAACAATGTATGACGAGATTATGGATAATACCACAGAGGAACCAGAAGAATGAAACTAATTACAGAAGGAAATTTTGAACATGTTCAGATTCTTACTGAAGAATCTGGCGGCAAAAAGAATCTGTATATTGAAGGAGTATTTCTTCAGTCCGAGATTAAAAATCGTAATGGTAGAATCTATCCACTATCAGTTCTAGAGAGAGAAGTTGATAGATATAACGAAGAGTATGTAAAGTCCGGTAGAGCAGTTGGAGAACTGGGACACCC